GGCTTGATGCCTAGCTTTGTTGTGATCTCTTTTTTTAGTTCTTTGCCTTTTGTGCATCTTGTCATGGTCTTTATTCCTTATTCTTTGTTCTTTGGGGGTTCGTTCCCCCGATGTCTATATATCTATTACAGTATTGTGTGACAGTCAAGAGAAAAGTTTATTGTGCTGGTCATTAATATCTCTTTGAGCTTCAATTTCTTCATAATCATAAAAATCGAGGGGTATTTTTTTTGCACCTTTTGGGGTTATCAAATAACGGCTCTCGGTAAGCCCTGCTATAGTTCTCCCGCCGCCTTCCCCAGTAGCAAGATCAAACAGGTCAAAAGAATCTTTGAACTCAATCACCTGTTTTTGAATGACAGGTTCAAGGCTGGTTGAAAATTCTTGCCAGTATTGAGCTAGCACTTGCTTTTTTGTTCTTGCCATTAAGCTATATACGTCAACGTCGCTTGTTTCTTTGATAGTCCAGATTGTTAGTTTCATTTTTTGACCTTTCGTTCTTGGTGGCTTCATTGCCCCTCCGATGAATATATATCTATTACAGTATTGTGTGACAGTCAAGGGCTTTTGTTAAAAAAGCTGAGATTGTAAAAAAGATATAAGCCATATATAATAAGGGCTTGACAGTTTTTTAATTATATCTTTGTTAAACCAAGGCTAAAATGCCGATTGCTTTACCTGAAAATCGAACGTGGCGAGAGATCAAATGCCGTGCATGTAGCGTGGTATTTTGTACGTTTATCAAAACTAAAAAACATTGCTCTAAAAAATGTCAACAGGTAGGACCGCCGACAGGTAATCCGGTAGGGAGGCCGAGCTTGTATAGAAAAGAATACTGCAAAAAATTAATAGAACACATGAAAGAAGGGCTTAGCTATGAAACATTTGGTGCGGTGATTGGTGTATGTAAAACGACTGTGTACGAATGGCAATACAAACACAAAGAATTTGCGGAAGCTAAAAAGCTTGCATGGCAGGAATATCAACTATTCTGGGAGAAAATGGGGGTACAAGGGACAAGAGGAAAGCTGAAAGGATTCAACTCGACTAGCTATATTTATAACGTAAAATGTCGATTTAGAAATAGCGATACCTTTGGCAATGACCCTGATAATGAAAAGAATGTTACCGTTAAAGTTCAAAACATTGCAGAACTATCAGAAGAGCAATTAAATGAACGTCTAGCCATTGCGCTCAATACATTGGAAAAAGATGGATACTCAGACGGCCAAAGCGATAATTGAAGAAAAGAAAAAAAGACTTGATGCCCGCAATGATCTTCTAAGCTTCATTCAATACGTGATGCCTGAGTACAAAGTAAACTGGCACCATGCTGCAATATGCGACCGGCTAACAAAGCTTAAAGGCCAAACGGGTAAGAAGATAATGATTTGGGTAGGCCCGCAAAGGGGAAAATCCCTTATCGTGTCTAGGATGTTTCCCGCTTGGTGGCTGGGCCACTTCTCAGGGTCTAAGAATATTCTTTCGTCATACTCGAGCAATCTAGCAAACAGCTTTAACATGGATTGCCAAAAAATAATGATGAATGAAAGGTACAAAAAAATATTCCCGCAGCTTATTCTAGGCGACTCTAACCATAACCTAAAAACGACCCAAAACTATTTTGAGACTGAAAAGGGCGGCTATCTATACTCAGTAGGGGCCACAGGTTCGACCACAGGCCGATCAGCAGGTAACATAGGCTCGGAAAACCCCGAAGCTGATAAAGGGCTTTTTATTTGTGACGACCCAATAAAAGACAGGGCGCAAGTGAAGTCACGGACCCAGATGACTCGAATCATGGAATGGTGGTCAGACGTTGTTAACACTCGTGTACATAAAACCTCGCACACTATACTTATGCACACGAGATGGGCGCAAGATGATGTGGCCGGCAGAATATTGTCAGAGGGCGCCCTATCCGATGGCTGGGAAGTTCTTAGCTTTCCTGAGTTGGGGCCAGATGAAACTTATCCGAATGAATACGAAGTCAGGACGGAAAAAGATCAAGCACTATGGCCAGATGAAAAGGGCGGCTATGATGAAATAATGCAGCTTAAGAAAAGAGTTGGCTCCTATACCTTCTCGGCACTATATCAACAAAGCCCAGTAGTCGAAGGCGGGAACATAATAAAAGCCGATGATATAAAGCTCTATTCAAGCCTTCCCTTTCCGATTGATGAGCTTAAAACCTCGCAGCTAGTTTCCGCTTGGGATCTAACATTTAAAGAGACTGGCACCTCCTATGTAGTCGGAGGCATAATAGCTAAGCATGGCGCTAATTATTACCTGCTAGATATAGTCAGGAAAAAGATGGACGTTGTGGAAACTAAAAAACAGATAAAAGAAATGTCAGACAGGTGGCCTAGATGTCGATCTTGGTTAGTTGAGAAAGCCGCAAACGGCGAGGCTATTCTATCACTGCTAAAAAATGAGGTATCAGGACTCAAGGGCATAAAAGCCACAGTTTCAAAAGATGAGCGGCTGCATAGCGTCGCACCTTTATTTGAAGCCGGTAATATTTTTATACCGGCGAATCATCCTCTCACTAATGTTATAATTGACGAATTAACGAGCTTCCCTAATGGTCAAAATGACGATATAGTAGACTTCTTTAGTATGGCACTCAATCACTTTGGCAAGCTCAAAGGCATACGACACTTAAAGGCAGGGGTTTTATAAAAATGGTTGTAAAGCGAATACTCGACGGCTGGTCAAATATCATTACAGGGCTAGGTGGATCAAAAGATCAAAACACTCATAGCCATGTAAATTGGACTAGGATGAATAGAGGGGTTACTGATTCCCTTCTGGCCTCTGATGATATTGCAGCAAAGATTTGTAACATGATTCCATACGATGCCACTAGGGAAGGCGTTACATGGAAAATAGCCGAGTCAGATGCTTACGAAGACGTTAGCGAAGTATCTAAGATACTAAACGAAGAATTTGAACGGCTAGAAGTCTTTAAGAAGTTCAGGCAAGCATGGTCAAATGCGAGGGCTTCAGGCGGCGCTTGCGTGCTTCTCGTGGTTGATGACAGCAAAGAGCTTTGGGAGCCGCTAGAAATTAAGAGAGTAAGACAGATTAACGCCCTGCATATCCTCGACAGATGGGACTTTTCTATTTCTTCGAGCGATATAATTGACGACATAAACAGCCCGCTATATGGCACGCCGGAAATATACACGTACTTTGAAAATGGTGCGAATAGCTCAAGCTCTCTTAAGATTCACCATAGCAGGCTAATCAGGTTTGACGGCGCTCACCTCCCGATAAATTTATATAAAAACAATAATTATTGGCATGATTCAATATTCACAAAGCTATACAGGCCGGTAAGGAATTACAGCACAACACACGACAATGCAGCGACTGTGACAGGTCAATTAAATGTTCCTGTCTTTAAGATTGAAGGGCTTAACGAAGCGGTTAGCCAAGACGAAGACGAGCTAGTGCTTAAAAAGCTTCAGCTAGTTAACCAAATGCGCTCGAGTATGAATGCCTTGGTGCTAGATAAAGAGGATGAATTTCAAAACTTGCAGGTGGCTTTAACAGGCGCAAAGGATCTAGTGGACGTGACCACTAGGCGGCTTATTGCTGCTAGTGACATTCCGCACACGAGGCTGCTAGGTGAGGGGCCAAGCGGTGCTTTGGTTGGTGACCAAGGCAAGAGCGAGATGATTGACTATTATGATATGGTCAAGTCAAGGCAGGAAGACACGCTAAGAAAGCCAATAGATAGAATGGCTCAAATAATTTTCAATCAATTATTGCTACCGATTCAAGAGCCGGAAAGTTGGACCTTTACCTTTGACCCTCTATATCAGCAGGATCAAAAAACAGTATTAGAAACAAGAAAGATTCAGGCCGATATTGACAGCATATACATGACTCAAGGCGTTTATGATTCTTTCGAGGTTGCCAATAGCCGCTTTGGATCGGGTGAGTTCTCATATGAAACTAGCTTAGACCTTGATGAAAAATCCGAGAAAATGACCTTTGAAGAGGAAGAAATTGGAGAATCAGAAGAATCAGAAGAATCAGAAGAATCCGAAGAAGCCGAAGAAGATGCAGATATTTCAGCCAGTTGATTCAATGATTGCGGTGATTCATGAAAAAAAGAGCGACAAAAAGAAGGATAAAAAGCTCAAGAAAGCGGAAAAGCCTTCTTAAAAAGTATGAGAAATATGACAGGATGCTCGACCGTATTAGCCGTAAGATGATAAAGGCTTTTATGGTTGAGGTGTCAAATACTGTACTGCCAAGGGTTCTCGACCTTTCAAAAATTGAGGATCAACAAAAAAGCAAAATACTGCAAGACAATGACACGCTACTTACCCTCGAGTCTCTTATTTCATTGGCTGGTGCGGTTAGCTTTGGTCAATTCAATGAGCGGGAGCTTAGGGAATTGGTTGAGCCTATCTTTATGCAGATGGGAAAAGAGTATAGTCAAGATATTGCTCGGACGATGCTATCAGCTAACCCCGATGTATTGATCGAGCCAAGAATATCAGAGTCATTAATGGATACGCTCAAAAGGTCAACCAATGAGACTGTTAAATATCTTTTAGAGACTCAGCAAACGGCAATAATAGGAACACAAAAAACCATAGGCCAAGGCATTGAGGCGGGACTTAGGTGGGAAGAAATAGCCCAAAAGATAGCCCCAAAGATCGAGGCCGATGCTTACCGCACAGCATGGAATAGAGCTAAATTTGTAGCTAGGAACGAAGTATCAACCGCATTAGGTGAAATCTCTAAGACTCAGCAGGAAGACGCTGGAATAGAGCTTTACGAATGGCAGACTTCAGAAGATGAAAGGGTTAGGGATACCCATAGAAATCTTAACGGAAAGATATTCTCATGGAATGGCATTGTGACAGTGAATGGCACGACCTACAGCCCTGCAAGTGACCCCAACTATAACGGCGGGTCTGATACAATTCCAGGTCAACCTTGGCAGTGTAGATGTGTAGCTTTGCCATACTTTCCTGATTAGTTCTGACCTATTGATAATATGGCTTATTGTGAGGTATAATTGTCACACCTTCCAAAAAGGATACAAGATGCGTAATATTGACTATGTAAAGCTTGACTCAAAAAATCTTGACGAAGATGAAAGCACAGGCTTTTTAAAAGTTATGGCTAACCTTACTAGGACAGGCATTTTTACATACTTTGAAAAGTCACCGGATGGCACGATAAAAATTATTCGGCAGCTAAGACTACCGGAAGAAGTTTTTAGCGAGGCTTCAATGGCAAGCCTTGAGGGATTGCCAGCTACTAACATGCACCCAAGCGAGCTGGTTAATACCGCAAATGCAAACGACTACGTTGTGGGCATGACTAGCGACACTCCTAAGAAGGTCTTGTTGCCGGTAGCGAATGGCGACGAGTCTGAAGAGTATGTACAGCAAAGGGTGACTTTTTTTGATTCAGACACTATTCAAGAAATAAAAGACGGCAAAAAGCTTGAAATGAGCTTAGGGTATACTTGTTTCTTAGATGAGCAGGCAGGCGAATGGAAAGGCCAGAAGTATGACTGCATCCAAAGAGAGATAAGATATAACCATCTTGCTTTGGTTGAACGTGGAAGAGCTGGGCCGATGGCTAGGGTTCTGACCGATTCCAAAGATTCCGAGTCAGAGTTGAATTTTGTCTGTGATGGCATTGAGTTTTATAATGAAGATAATAAAGGGGATATGATGAAAGTCATTATCGTGGACGGAAAAGAGTATAAGGCCAGCGAGGAATTGGCTAGTGCGGTTTCCAAAATGCAGGAAGGTTTTGCCGAACTCTCAAAGAATTTGGACGCCGAAAAGTCAGAAAATGAAAAGCTACAAGCCAAGGTGGATGAATACGGCGAGAAGCTTAAGGAAGTTAAGGACGAAGCTGGCAAAGAGGAATTTGCTAAGGCGGTGGCCGCTAGGGTTTCACTAGAAAAGAAGGCCGAAAAGTTCTTAGGCGAAGTAAAGCTTGACGGACTTTCAGATATTGAAGTCAAAAAAGAAGTTATTAAAAAGCTGCGACCTGAAACAAAGCTAGATGATAAGTCTGATGCTTATGTTGAGGCCCGCTTTGATGTAGCTATCGAGGACGGCGAAAAGCCAGCCCCTAAGAGCGTTGAGAAGCTAGGCAAGTCTATCAAGAAAGATGAGGCCCTAAGCTACGAAGAAGCTCGAAAGAAAGCATTTGCAGAGTTAAAGGATTCTTGGAAGAAGCCCATTGTATAATTTTTAATTTTAAGAGGTTTTGAAATGTCAGTACAAACAACTTATAGCGAAGATTTTGCTAAGGGCTTTGTAGGCTTAATGGCCGAGCCGCTAAGCCTTAGCCAAGTAGATTCTGGTAAAGCCGAAGGCGGTTCAATCGGTTTGGGTGTTGCCCTAGCTGCTGGTACTGCTGATGGTCAGTATGTTGCGGCTGCTGCTGATGATGCAGCATTAGGCTTAGCAGTATTCCACGGCGCACACGAAAAAGAAGCTGATGGCTCTTACGTTTACGCTGAAAAAGAAATGATGCCTGTATTAAAGAAAGGCCGAGTTTGGATGACCGCAGGCGCAGCCCTAGCAGTTGGCGCTCAGGTTGCTTACAACCCTGCTACTGGTAAAGTTCAGGCCGTATCTGGTGGAGTTACTACTCTAGCCATGGGTTTGGCTGTCACTAGCTCCGCTGCTGACGGTGATCTAATTGTTATCGACTTTGACTATACTTGGCACTAATCAATAAAATATAAGGAATTTGAAATATGAGTAAATACACTATTCTTGACGCTGACGAAGGAATGTGGCTCGAGCAAGAACTCGAAGCCATGAAGACTCGTGAACTCGACGTCAAATACCCTGACCTAATGGGCCGCCGTCTTTTCCCAGTTGATGCAACTACTAACGAAGGCGCTGAGTCCGTTGCTTATCGTTCATTTGATGCCGTTGGCGTTGCTAAGCTTATCGCTAATGGCGCTAAGGATCTTCCTAGCGTAAACGTGAAAAGCAAAAAGTCAGTAAAGCAACTTTATTCAATCGGTGACTCTTTTGAATACACCCAAGCTGACATTCGCGCAGCTCGCATGAGCGGCATGCCTCTTGACAGCAAGCTTCTTTCTGCTGCTAGACGTGCTGCTATGGTTGTCGAAGATGACCTAATTTTCTTCGGTGATGCTGATGTTGGTTACAATGGTATCGTTAACCATCCTAACATTGGTACTCTTACAGCTCCAGACGGTGCCGGCGGCACTACCGATTGGGCTTCTAAGACTTCCTTAGAAATCGTTAACGATATTAACCTAGCGGTTTCTCAGATTGTTGACGGATCAAACGGCGTTGAGGCTCCAACTACTATGGCGCTTCCAACGGCACAATATGCTTTGATCGCTCAAACTCCTATGAGCGCCGACAACAATGTAACCATCCTAAAGTTTGTCTTAGAGAGCAACCCATACATCAATGAGATTGTTCCAGTTTACAAGCTTAAGGACTCCATTGCTGCTAGTGCTTCCTATGACTCCGAAGATTGCGCTGTATTCTACAATAGAAGCATCGACAAGCTTTGGATTGAGCTACCAATGGAATTTAGAGCTTACACAGCTCAAGAGCAGGGGCTTTCCCTTGTTGTACCTTGCGAGCAAAGAACTGGCGGCTTAACTATCGCCTATCCTCTTAGCGTTTGCCGCTTAGACGGTATTTAATTAGTAATGCCTTGTGGTTTGGATTGTAATATATTCAGGCCACAAGGTTTTTTTATTAATTAAACGGGGTATGAAATGCTTATCAAAAACAATGAAGCTAGATGCTTAGGACTTTCTGACAAAATTAACCTAATGCCAGGTGTCAATAAGGTACGTGACTCACATTGGCTTGCTGCTACCAAGGACGGAAGCGGCTTTAAGCGGGGCATTAAGGGAAAGATTGATTCAGGTAGCATCGAGATAATTCAGGACGTTGAGAGCAAAGAAAAGCCCGTTAAGGTCACTATTAAGCTGGTAGAAGAGACTTATGACAGCAGAATACTAAGCGAATGGTTAGAAACTGCTAAAGGGCCGCTTAAGGGTGCAATAAAGGCACAGCTTGAGAAAATGAAGGAAGATATTTAATGGCTATACCGATAGACCCAACAGCAGAGTATGTCAATATAGTATCTAATGGCAAGTATGCCAGCAGAACTGGCGTGCCTGCTGAATTTGAAGCTCTTAAAAATGTTCTGATGGTCTATCTAAATAGCAACACAAAATACTTTCCAGAAAAAAAGCAGGTCCATGCGCTGGCCCTGCTTTGTTGTCACTATTATGCGCTCGATGATACGCAAGCCCCTGACTCTGGCGGCTCAGATATGGAAAAGGGGAGCGTTGCCAGTGAAACGGTTGGCAACGTGTCCATATCTTACGGCGGTATGCCCGCTATGGGTTCTGTAGATGGCTGGAAGTCTTACTTAGCAAAGACTAAATATGGCTCTGAGTTTTTATACCTTATGAAAACTTTTAGACCCTCTCCATTGGTGGTTTGCTAATGTTCAATAGCCTATTCACTGAAAATATCACCATGACTTGGCGCTCTGGTGATGCCTATGTTGATGGTGTCTTTGTGGAAGGGGCCGAACAGTCAAAGACTATTATAGCAAGCGTACAGCCCGTTACAGGAAGTCAAAGGGAGCTACTAGGTGAAGGCTTTAGGAATAACGATGTTATAACTATTTTCACGGAAGAAAATAGCGTGCAAACTATCGTTAATAATGCCCTGAATATTACTGACGCAGCGCAATTTCAGTACAATTCTAAAACCTATTCTATGCTATCATGTGAAAGGTGGAATTATTTGATTCCCCATTGGAAAATCGTAGCCATTGCCAAGGATTAGGCGGTCTAGGTGGAAATCAAAAGACACCGAAAAAATGAAGAGATGCTAAAGGAGCTGATGGGATTAAACCTATCGGCTAAAGTTGGTATTCTTGCTGACCCAGACGTTAATAAATCCCATAAAGCCGACTCTAAAAAGAAAAGAAGAGAATCAGACGGCACTATAGCCACCTCTGATGATACCTTGCTTGATATAGCTGTGATTCATGAGTTTGGCTTGGGCAATCAAAAAGAAAGATCTTTCCTTAGATCTACAGCCAACGATAAAAGAGTCAAAAACAAGATTGGAAAGATAGCCGAAAATGAGCTGTCAAAGGCCGCTGACCCTGACAAGATCATAAGAAAGCTGGCGGCTGCAATGGTTGGCGAAGTTAAAAAGAAGTTCACTGACAATGATTGGCCGGCACTTAACGACCCAACAAGGGGCGGCAAAAACCCACAAGGCGGGGCGAGGCCGCTAGTCGATACTGGGCAGCTTAGGGCCTCGATAGCCTACGAGATAATAGAGGGGGATTTATGAGTCTATCCCTTAGCACGATTCAAGATGAAATATATGCTTGTGCATTGCTTGCGGGTAATAATGAAAGGGTTATTTTTTATCATCCTAATGCCCCAAGGCCAAAAAAGCCTTATACTTCATATCAATATTTTAGCTCTACTGCCCCAAGGATGATAAGGCAATTCGATAAGGTGACTGGCGTCTATAAAATATATAGCTGCAATGAGGTGACCTATCAGGTTGATTGCTATTCAGATGATTATGTTCAGGCCCTAGATGAGGCTAATCAGCTAATCACTGGCTGGTCTAAGCAAACGGTTAGATGGAGGCTAATAGAAAACCTCCCTATAACTGTTTTAACCTTTTCGCCGCCGCAAAATACCACTACCTTAATAGGTGGTGAATATGAGGCAAGGGCTACTTTTGAGATTGTTTTTAATATAATGCTAGAAGACGGTTCAAGCATTGATGACGTTGACTACTTTGATAAGCTAGGTCCGATTGATTATATCAATTACAATGATTAACTATAATTTTTAAAGGTGGTAAATTATGCCAGAAATTAATGAAATTGTAGACGTTGCCATATCCATTCAAAGTTCTGGCATTGCACAAGCCAGCTTTGATAGCATCCTGATTAATGGCAGGGGCGGCACGACTAATGACCAAAACTTTAACGCTGGTTGGGCTAATCACGAGGTTAGGCAATACACTAGCTATGCAGCGTTAGCGGCTGACAGCGATATTAAGCCAGCTTCTAACGTAATTGAGATGGCAGAAAAGATTTTTGCCCAGACTCCAGCAGTTGGTAATGTTTATGTAGCAAGGTCAGACGACGGCACTCCGCTTCCTCAAATTTCACAGCTTACTTACAACACAGTACCACTTGTTTCTGGTCAGGATGTCGAAGTATTTATTGGCGGTGTATCCATCGGATCAGTATCTTGGACTACCGACAACGACACAACAATGGACACAGTAGCGGCGTTGATTCAGGTCGAATCTGAAGTGGCTACCGCTGTAGCTAGTGCGGTTGATTCTGTAGACAAGAATACCATTACAATCACAGGCGCGGTTGATGGTGTATCATTTACCGTTAGCTCTGAAGTTCAGACGGGCGCAACAGTTGACGAATCAATTGTGGCTAGTGTTACTCAAGCGGCTGAAAACCTTCTTTCATCCTCTGATATTACTAGCATCCTAGCAAACGATGACTCTTGGTTTGCTTATGTTCACGACTTCACGGCCAATGCTGACCATGAGATTGCAGCAGCAGCATGTGCCGCAGCTAAAAAGTTCTCAGGCTTTTCATTCTTTGCGGCGACTCCTAATCTAGGAACTAACCTTGCTTTTAGCATTTATTCTGATGATAGGGCTGACTGTTCTTGGATGTCCGCAATGCTAGGCCGTACCGTAGGAAGCTATAACCCAGCTTACATGACCCTAGAATTGACTGATGCTAATGTAGTGTCAACAGCCAAGGAAACTGAGCTTAGGGCGGCTTATGCTAACCAATATTCATCCATTGCAGGCGTTGACGTGACCTATAATGGCCGTGCTGCAAATGGTGGATGGATTGATACATATATTGGCGCTTTGTGGTTAGAAAAGAGAATCCAAGAGGCTATCTTTGCTTCTTTGGTTGCTAACGAAAAGCTCCCTTATGACAATGCAGGAATTGCGGCCATTGGCTCGACCCTTTACACTGTATTACAGCAAGCAGAAAACCAAGGCGTTATATCATCTAGTCCTAAGTTCACAGTCAACGTGCCATTAGCATCTAGCGTTTCTCCAATAGATAGGAGCAACAGGATTCTAAACGGTATAAGCTTCACAGCTTATTCAGGCGCAGGCATTAACCGAGTTCAGATCAACGGAACAATTATAGACTAAGGAGACTGTTTAAAATGATAATGAAGACTTTTGACCCTAAGAATGTGATTGTTACCATAGATCAATATGTCGTAGAAGGCTTTGGCGAGACAATGCTAAGCATTACAAGGCCCAACTCTATGTGGAATAGTGTAACGGGCGCAACTGGTCATACTTGCAGGATCAAGACTAACGCAACTAACGCCGAAGTAACCCTAGTATTACAGCAATGCTCACCTTCTAATTACATCCTTTCACAGCTTGCTTTGCTTGACGAGACTCAAGCAAACGGCGGTGTATTTAGCCTTAACATTGCTTATGGTGATTCAGCCGATCAAACGTCAACAGGCTCGAAGACAATCGTAAGCACTACTAACGCTTATATTGACAAGATGCCTGATTCTACCTTTGCATCGACTCCACAGGATTGGTCTTGGGTTATAAAATGCGGTGATGGTGTTTATTCTCTTACTGATTCGGTTGGTTTGCCGGTTTCTGCAACGGTTGCTCAAGATGGAACAATCACCGTACCGACTCCATAAGGTTTTATTATGACTCTAAGACAGTTTGACCCTAAAAACTTTGAGATGATTCTAGCGGGATACCCATTAGAGGGGTATGACCTAGACTTTTTTAGTATTCAGACTGACTTTGACAGATATTCTTTAGTGCAGGGCATAGACGGTGACGCCGCTAGGGTTCGTAACAAGTTAAGATCGGGAACTATAACTATTAGGTTGATGCAATCCTCACCTAGCAACAACTTTTTAAGTTATGTTTCTATACTTGACGAGCTTTCAGGCGTTGGCGTCTTGCCCTTTGTGGCTAAGGAAAGGGGCTATGGTGGCACTACCATCATAGCTCCGTCTTGCTTTTTAACAAAGATACCTGACCCTACCTTTAGCGTTAATCACCAAGCTAGGGAATGGCGTCTTAGGTCTGATAATATCATTGTATTCTTGGCTGGATTGTCACCGACTGACGGCAATTCTGGAAGCACTTTAGAGGATATTTGGAACAGCTTAAACCCTGTCAAAGATAACAATCCTTTGAAGAATCCAACTCCACCTTTTTAATTTTTTGGGATTGTATTTATTCATCTAAGATTATTTAATAGGCATTGTTGAACAATTAATAACTAAGGTGAGTTGATATGCTTAAAACTGTAACGATAAAAGGCCGAGAGGTAGGACTTTCCAAGATTCACGCCGAGGAAGGTTATAGATTAATCCATAAGCTAGGACGATGCTTAGGCCCAAGCGTCGGATCATTTGCAGAAGATAAATTTAAAGAAGGTATTGAGCTATTCTTTAGAAACATGTCAGAAGATGAGCTAATAGCCACGATTAAGCAGCTACAGCCTAAAATTATTGTTGATGGATCAAAGCTAGATATATCTGACTATTCTCTGACCATGTTAGCTATTAAAGAGCTTCTTCTTTATAATTTTGAGGATTTTTTTTCACCTATAGCCGGCGCATTGAGCAATATGGTGGATTAGACTTGTCTGTATCTTCTGAAAAGAAGAGCAAAGACAAGGGCAAAGAATTGAATATGTTTTTTTGGGGGCCAGTAGTTCATGGCCTCTTGTCGTATTCGGATATGAAAGATATTAGCTTTATTGATTTGGTTGATGCTCATAAGGCCATTGAAGAACAGTACAAGGTTAAATTTGAACTAATAAAATCTATAGGTGAAGCCATTGGTAAGAAAATCTAATCCATTAAGAGAGTTCTTCATTGGCCTGTCAATCAAGGGCGCAAGGGAGTCAGTACAAGACCTAGACAAGGTTACTAGAAAAGAAAAGGAACTAGAAGATCAGGTTGAAAAAACCACGGAAGATCTAGGGCGACAAAGCAATGCTTTCAGAAATATGGGCGAAGGCATTAGGCGCAATGTTCCTATTCTTGGAAGGCTAAAAAGCAGCTTTGCAGGGATCTCGACTAGCCTGAAATCAATCGGCACTGGCCGCAGTGGAGTAGGGGCCTTAGCTACTGGCGCTAAGCTGGCTGGAAACGCTCTAATGGGCGTGCTTGGCATTGCTAAGTCTATCTTTGGATATATCAGCCAAACGGCAGCAGTCTTAGGCGGTATTCTAGGCGCTCAGCTAATTAACTTTATTGGCGGGACAACTTCAACAGTTCTGACAAAGAGCGTTCAAGATGCCACGACAGAAGAAAGCGCAATAATGGAGCTTAGGCGCGCTTTATATATCCAAGGGAATTATACGCAATCCCTAGAAAGGACTCTTACAAGGACTGCTGGCAGGCTTCAGGACAGGCTAGGAATAAGCGCCGACGATATTATAACAGGCGTTTCAAGGTTCTTCTTAGCATCCGGTCAAGACCCAAGGCTTGCCAATAGGGTAGCGATAGCAGCCACTAGGATGTCAGATATAACCGGCAAAGACTTAGGCACCTTCTTTGAAGAAATTTCAAAGACTTTCATCA